TCTATTTATGGAATATGTGAAATATCTTGATTATTTCAAACCCAAAGCATTTATTATGGAAAATGTAATAGGGATGCTTTCAAAAAAAACAGCAAATGGTGAAAATGTTATTGACATTATAATGGAACAATTAAATAGAAATTATAATTGCATAATTAATAAATTATACGCAAGTGATTTTGAAGTTCCGCAAAATAGAAGACGCACTATAATTATAGGGATTAGAAAAGACCTAAATATTTTACCAAAAGAACCAGAACCCATTATAAAATCAGTCCAAGATAGAATACCAGTTAAAAACATATTAATTCCAAAAGAAGAGGTTGATAAAAAATACTATTTGAGTGAAAAAGCATTAGCAGGAATAGAAAATAAAAAAGGTGTAAACAAAGAAAAAGGGTTTGGGTTTGGGGCACAAATGTTAGACTTTGACAAACCATCATATACAATTCCTGCGAGATATTGGAAAGATGGTTATGATGCTTTGGTTAAATATAACGAAAAAGAAATTAGAAGATTGACAATTACAGAACTAAAAAGAATACAAAGTTTCCCTGATAATTACATTATAGATGGTTCAAATAAAGATATTATTATGCAAATAGGTAATGCGGTTGCTTGTAAGTTTGCCTATTATCTTGGTAAATATATAATTAATACTCTTCGGTGATTAATTCATTCCAAAAAAATGAACCTCTAAATTGAGAATAATTACGACTATTTCCATCATACATTCCACTATCAAATATAACTTTTTTATTTTTGATACATTCAATAAAATACTCAAAGTTAAATGCTTTACCAAAACAAATCTTTTCATATGTATTTCCTATTTTTTTACATATAAAGAACCCCTTTTTATCAAATTTGTTGTCAATATGTTGTTTCATTTTTGATGATTTCCATAAAGCAATTACAATATTATTGTTTTGTAAGAATAATGGAAAATCTATTTTTACACTTCTTGTATCATTTGAAAATGAATAATAAATGATTATATCATTATTTTCATTTATTGTTAATATCTGTCCGTTAGAGTTCCAATTATTGTAAGTTGGAACACAACTTCCAGACCACGAATATCTGTTTTTCTTACTTGGATTTGGATTTCCAAATGTCTTAATAAAATCGCTCCTGCTTAATTTTATTTCATCAGTCCAATTGTTGAGAGTATTAATGCTGTTTCTTTTATTTTTTCCTGAAAACGCATATTCGCTTGCACTAAAATCACCAAGTGTGGTTTTACTTGAAGATTTTTTCATTTCATAACCATTAATGTCAGGTTCATTTTTTGCGTTATGCTTTATACCCATTTTTGTTTCTAACCAATGTCCCTCTTTTCCACAATGGTTTATATTTTGTCCTTCTAAACATATTTCAATACCTTTAACGCAGGTATTAAATAATGTTATTATATGTTGTTTATCAATATCAATTTCACTCGTGGTTTGTAAAAGAGCACTCATATTGTATGTAATAATATAATACTTATTTATTTATGTATTTCATATCAATTTTTTTTTATTAATCAATTTTATGAAAAAATAATTCAATAATATATATGCCTACTCATAAAAGTAATGATTATAAATTAACAGCAGTTCAATATTATTTAGTTAAAAAATCAAAGACAAATACAAAGATGCTAATTTATCTACAACGCAGATTTTTAGAGTAATTAATGATAATAATATTACTTTGAAACTTACAAGAATACGACTTGAACCAGTAAAGAGATTTGGTAAAGATATAAATATTAATTCAAAAATAAAAGAGTTTTATGATGAAGTGAAAAAAATACAAAATAGAAGATATTATTTGTATTGATGAAACAAGTATAAAATCATTACAAAAAACGAAATCGTTGTTATAGTAATAAAGGAAAGCGTTGTGTAATAAAAACACAATCACAAGAAGTATTCAAAAAATATACTGGTGTATTTGCTATTACGGTTAATGGTGTTCTAAACTGGGATTTATATGAAAAAGGTGTAAAATGAAAAAATAAGAATATTCCAGCTTCTCAAGGACTGCTATGATAATATCTCTATATTTATTATAATAATCGTAGGACTATCGTAGTCTACTTGTCTACTTGTCTACTTGTCTGCTTGTCTTCTGGAATATTTGCTGATTTTAAATATATTCCAGCAGTCGTGGTAAGCAGTTTATAACGATGGTATTATTTCGTAGTTTAAATCCACACATATCTTTTTCCATATCTGATCCTGAACATAGAGCTTTTCTCTGCTTTTCAATAATGGAAAATATTTGAGGTATTCGTTTAGCCCGAGTATCTGAAAGAACTTATAGAGAACATAACTATATGACAAAAAATTCTTTCTATCTTTCGGACAATGTTTCAAAAAAGGCGCCTGGATGCTTCTAAACATATTACATAGCTTATCCTCTAATTCAGGACTGAATTGCGGCGTAGGTATTCCGTTAATTCTGTTTATAATATAATTGATATGCTCGTAATACTTGTTTATTCTCAATCTTTTAAGAATATCCCTCATTTTTAAATAGGTTATTTTTTTCAAGTCAGTTATCTTCTCTTTCTTAATTTCCGTTAAAATCTTTTCAAATATTTCGTCAGGTATATCCGTACTCTCTTTTCCCTGAACCTGATTGCACCACTCCCTAAAATGATTAATCCTCTTATAACAAAAATGCGATGTATCCTTCGTATTCTGCTTTAATATCGGTCTATTTTGCTCTACTAAGAGAAGCTCCTGATATCCACAGATACTACATACAATTATTGCATCGTGTTGGAGGCAAGTCATACTATTTTTACAAACCTTACATATCTCTATGTTTTCGTCCTCAACTGTTCTAACATATCTATTGTTTATTATAGCCATATATTTATCTACCAAGGTACTCTTGTCATATATCTTGCTATTATCATTCTCATTAATTTCCCCCTTAATTTTATTGGCCTCCGTTTTATCGCTATCAGCACATTTATTTTCTTTTACAAGCTTCTTATTATCTATGTTATTAAGAGCTTCTAATACATTAATCGTGTTAGTATTTATGCTCATATTTCGCTTTTTTTTGGATTCCTTCTTATATATCTTTGGTTTATTAAAGGACTCTTTTACAAAATTTATATTTTGATTAATATCTGATTGCTTATTTACGGTATCGTAATATTGAAATAATATATCGCTCGTATTCTTGTAATACTCTATTTCATCTAAATTATTGAGTTCATTCAATTTACTTTTAATATCTATTATCTGCTCGTTCAACTCTGTATTACTGAACCAAAGCCGACTATTAAGTTCTTTATCTGCCGTATTATTTATACTTTTTAATATCTCCATTTTCTTTTCTTCGCAATAACTCAGTTTTTCAAGATAGTATATCTTTTCCTTATCGCTCTTCTCAAAATCCTTTATCATATTATTATGCATCGCGTCCAAAGTAACAGTTTCATTTATATCTGTTGTTATTTTTTTTTTAGATGACTTCTCTTTAAACATCATTATATTTGAATTATAAATATTAAGGTTTATATAATAAAAATAATTTTTGTGTCATATAATCTATATTTTTTTCTCCTCTAATAGTATAAAGAATATAGCGTAAATGGGTGGTGGTCTTCTTCAATTAGTAGCTTATGGTGCTCAGGATGTTTATTTAACTGGTAATCCGCAAATTACCTTTTTCAAAGTAGTTTATCGTCGTCATACTAACTTTGCTATTGAAGCTATCCAACAAACTTTCAACGGTAATGCCGGATACGGTAATACTGTAACCTGCCAAATATCACGCAACGGCGATTTAATAAACCGTATGTATTTACAGGTTGATGTCCCTAAAAAGAAAGATCTTGATACCAAAACTACCAGCACATACCAAAATTATCTCGGGTTACGCTTAATAAAATCCGTTGTTATTGAAATTGGTGGCCAACAAATAGATAAGCATTATTCCGATTGGCTTTACATCTGGAACGAATTATCTCTACCTATCGGCAAACGCTATGCATATGATACTATGGTCGGTGCCGACAAAGATATATTAAATGGCTTAAACAACATAGATGAAATTCCTGATTCCTCTGTCACAACTCTATATATCCCATTTGAGTTCTGGTTTTGCCGCAATGTAGGTCTCGCGCTTCCTTTAATCGCTCTTCAATATCACGAAGTCAAAGTAAAAATAGATTTTGAAACTAAGGCCAACTGCATATCCATTCCCGCAGGCTCATTAACCGATTTTGAAGATATTAAAAATATCTCTTTATGGGCTGATTACATCTTCTTAGATACCGATGAACGCCGAAGATTCGCTCAATTATCCCACGAATATTTAATAGAACAGCTACAATTCACTGGCACCGAACCCCTAGTTGATGGCACCAACCGAATCAAGCTTAACTTCAATCACCCTTGCAAAGAACTCATATGGGTCGCAAAAGTAGCCCCTTCTTCCACGAATCTTAATAAAACCAGATGGTATGATTACACAAACTTGGACGTGGCAGACGACGAGAAAGCACTTGAGTTAGCTTATGATAAATCTGCAGCACAAGGAGGACAGCGTACATCAAACTATTTAGTTATATCCGATGTCAAACCTGCGACAAATAGCAACCCTTTTATTAATGCCATCCTCCAATTAAACGGCAACGACCGTTTTGCGGTAAGAGAAGGCGATTATTTCAATTATGTTCAACCCTTCCAGCATCACACCAACGTTCCCGTACACAATTCTATAAATGTGTATTCATTTGCCCTAAAACCCGAAGAGCACCAACCTAGCGGCACCCTCAATATGTCTCGTATTGACACTGCAACTTTGATGGTTAATGCTAAACCAGCTCCAACTAATAAATCATACCAAGGCATCAATATATACGCAGTCAATTACAACGTCCTTCGTATATTATCAGGTATGGGCGGCCTTGCTTATTCCAATTAAAAATATAATAAAGATATCATCTATAATAAAAATATAAAAGAGTCGTGTTATATAATTTCCTTTTTTTTTTCTCCTCTAATAGTATAAAGAATATAGCGTAAATGGGTGGTGGTCTTCTTCAATTAGTAGCTTATGGTGCTCAGGATGTTTATTTAACCGGTAATCCGCAAATTACCTTTTTCAAAGTAGTTTATCGTCGTCATACTAACTTTGCTATTGAAGCTATCCAACAAACTTTTAACGGAACTCCCAACTTTGGCAATCGTGTAACCTGCCAAATATCTCGTAATGGCGATTTAATACACCGTATGTATTTATCTGTTGTTAATTATTATTCGGGCACTAATGCTAGCGTATGTCCTTATTTCGGTCTCCGTTTAATAAACTATGTAGAAATTGAAATCGGTGGTCAAAAGATAGACAAGCATTATTCTCACTGGATGTATGTATGGAATGAACTCTCGCTTCCCATATCAAAGAAAGATGCCTATAAAAAGATGGTAGGTGCTAATGATATGCTCACGACAATAGGAACTTCTACTGCTGGTGCTAATCTATATATCCCCTTAGAGTTTTGGTTCTGTCGCAACGTAGGTTTAGCCCTTCCTTTAATCGCTCTACAATATCACGAAGTTAAAATTAACATCCTCTTTGAAACGAAAGAGAATTGCAGAGGTGCCTCTACTGATGTCAACCCCCTATCGTCTGTTTCATTATGGGTTGATTACATCTTCTTAGATACCGATGAACGCCGAAGATTCGCTCAATTATCCCACGAATATTTAATAGAACAGCTACAATTCACCGGTACTGAAAGTGTATCTGCTGCTGCAGCCATTAAACCTAAATTATCTTTCAATCACCCTTGCAAAGAGTTAGTCTGGTTCTGCTCTTCCGATCACACCTCTACTGTTGCCGATAAGCACGTAATTAATAATAACTGGGTTAATTATTCAAGTGCAGTTAATACCTACGGTCAAGCTTCTTCGGTATTATATACTCCTACAAGCGCAATTACTTCAGCTAATCCTATAAAATCTGCCAAACTTGTATTAAACGGCAATGATCGCTTTTCTGCAAGACCCGGTTCATATTTCAATTTAATACAACCCTACCAACATCACGAAAATATCCCCTCCAACCCCGGCATCAACGTGTATTCATTTGCCCTAAAACCGGAAGAGCACCAGCCCAGTGGCACTCTCAATATGTCTCGTATTGATACCGCCGTTCTCAATTTAGAGATTGATAAAACTGGTTCTAGCTACACAGTTGCTAATGATGGCAGCATTTCAAAGAATCTTCACGTCTATGCGGTAAATTATAATGTACTTCGTATATTGTCTGGTATGGGCGGCCTTGCTTATTCCAATTAAATTATATTATATATTTATTTATATATGTTGTTAAATTGCTATAAAGTTTCTTTTTTTTTTCTCCTCTAATAGTATAAAGAATATAGCGTAAATGGGTGGTGGTCTTCTTCAATTAGTAGCTTATGGTGCTCAGGATGTTTATTTAACCGGTAATCCTCAAATTACCTTTTTCAAAGTAGTTTATCGTCGTCATACTAACTTCGCTATTGAAGCTATCCAACAAACCGCTTCGGGAAGTAATTCACTAGGCTCTCGCGCCACCTATCAAATTACTCGCAACGGTGATTTAATACACAGAGTGTATTTCTACGGAAAATTAAGAAATACTAGCACTTCAGACAATATTGCTTTAGTTCCAAACGTTGGCCAAAGGTTATTGAAAACCGTAGAATTAGAAATTGGCGGACAACGCATAGATAAACATTATTCGGAATGGCTTTACATATGGAATGAACTTTCACTACCTTATGGCAAGCGCGAAGGCTACTATAAAATGATTGGTGCCAACGTAGAGAACTGCTGTACTAAATTGTCGGGGGCTAAATCATATGAATTATATGTTCCCTTAGAGTTCTGGTTCTGCCGTAATGTAGGCTTGGCACTTCCTTTAATCGCCCTTCAATATCACGAAGTTAAAATTAACATAGAATATGAATCTGGCACAAATCTTTGCGATACCAGTGCTACAAATTATTGTATAGAGAATGATATAGCAGTCACAGGTGTCACAAACAGCGGTTTTTCTACAGCCATTACTCTTGACGATCCCACTTTATGGGTTGATTACATATTCTTAGATACCGATGAACGCAGAAGATTCGCTCAATTATCTCACGAATATTTAATAGAACAGCTACAATTCACAGGCACCGACACTATAACTTCTTCTGGTTCAAATCCCGATGCTATGAAGAGCTTACGTATGAACTTCAATCATCCCTGCAAAGAACTTGTATGGGCTATCAGAAGTTCAACTGATGCAAACAAAGTATATTGGAATAACTTTTCAACTGCAAATGCTGATATTACTACCGGAACAAACACTTTCAATAACTATGTCATGTCTAAAAACCCTGTAATGCAGGCAAAAATAATGCTTAACGGCAATGATCGCTTCGCCACCAGACAAGGCGAATATTTCTCGTTAGTCCAACCCTATCAACACCACGAGAATACCCCTGATATGTACCACAAGGGCATCAACGTTTATTCGTTCGCCCTAAAACCCGAAGAACATCAACCAAGTGGCACCCTCAATATGTCCCGTATTGATACCGCTGTCCTATCTCTATCATCAAGAATTGCCGGTACTATCCACATCTTCGCGGTCAATTATAATGTTCTCAGAATATTGTCCGGTATGGGCGGCCTTGCTTATTCCAATTAAATATGATATCCGAAGACATCGCTGTGATATCCATAATACAATCTTTTCATTTTTCAATTTATAATTATTTTTTACAGATAATATTATATTATATAAAATATTTGATACATATAATGATGTCATTTTCACTCTAAAAATCTCACAATATTTACAATATAACATTTATTTGTAATGTATTTTGCATCTTTCATAA